TTCTAGATTTGACAGTTCAAAATCTTGCAATGTATACTGAAAACGCTAGTGCGGTGCAAAGTGCACAATTCAGAATACAAACTAATGAATAAAATTATTTTTAACCTTTAAATCATAAAACAATGGCTGATTTTTCATTAACCACGTTATTCGTGGTGCCAGTAGGGCAAACTGAAGTCCCTAGCTCTGGTTCGACTCAAGATTTAACTGCAGGTACTGTAGGAATCTTTGATCAAAATTATGCAACTGTAACTGCTGCTGGTGGCGCAAATCCTGCTAGTGATGCAAAGTACATTTACATCGCTCAAGGTAGAGCAAACACTTATTTACAAGGATCTAAAAGATCTGACAAGATTAAAGGATGCCCAACAGCTGGTGCTTCTTGTAATTCAAATGTAACTGAATGGTACAAAGTATCAGGATGTGCTACTGCTGCTAATCAAATTACTGATGTAACAGACTTCAAAGTACAATGTGGTGAAATCGTAACTTTAACATTACGTGCTCACTCTTCTTACATTGATACATTATACTTCAATGGATTTACACGTTCTGTAACTGTAAATGCTCCATGTTGTGAGTGTGGTGGTGATGTATGTACTGATGTAGATACTAATGCATTAATCAACTCTCTAATTGCTAAATTAGAACAACAAGCTCCTGGAGATAATCCAGACAACGTTTCTTTCAACTCTTTCTTTACTTTTGAAAATGTTGGTGGAACTACACTTAGAATCGAAGGTAAACCATTAACTAAATATGGTCAACCTTGTGATGTTGCTGCATTCCCATTCGAGTATGACAGAATGTACTTCAGTACTTTTGTATACGATGGACCAGCTACAACTGCTGATTTTATTGTTGCTGATGCTTGTAATATCGTTGCTAATTCTGCTGTAGTCCAAAAAGCATCTTATGCTTCTGGAGGATCTGAAGAATTCAAGCAATTAGAAAAGAACTTCTATAGCTACCAAGCTGGATACTTAAAGTCACTATATAGAATGGGTGGCTACAATGAGAACTTTGAATCTTATGTGACTGATGGAGTTGTTTACGATAGCTACTACATTAGATTTAACCAATTAGATAAGGCAGCTTATCAATGGGGAGATTACATTCACCAAGACTCAACTGTAATCATTGCTGTACCTAACGCTGACACAAGTGGAATTGCTGCTGCTCTTGAGCCAATTCTAGAAAGTGCTTTAGGAGATGTCTCTGATGACAACACTTGTATTACAACTACAACTACTGCTGCTGCTTAATTAGCGTCAGAAGTAGGGATAGAACATTAACATAAACCTATGCCAGAGGTGAGAGGATTTACACTCATATCCTCTGGCATTTTTTTTTAAAACAATAGTATGGCAGCCACATTACAATTAGATATTATAGTACCTCCTACCTATAGTACTCTATTGCTTGCTGTTACAGATGCATCTGTCTACCCAGACAGTCCACCAATTGTATCAGCTCCAACAATTGAGATAGAAGTACCAAACTTTGGTAAACAGATATTACCTTTTCTACCATTAGAAACTAACATCTTTGGATCAGACACTTTAGGAATAACTGAAGATGGCTGCAAACAAGCTTTACCTGATGGTATATATAAATTAAAATATTCAATAGCTCCAGCATATATAAACTATGTTGAGAAGACTATTATGCGTGTTGACAAATTGCAGGAGAAATTTGACAGTGCATTTTTAAAACTTGACTTGATGGAGTGCGATAGTGCTCTTAAAACTCAAGCTAGTGTAAATTTAAACACAATAAACTTTTTTATTCAAGGAGCAATTTCTTTAGCAAACAATTGTGCTGAACAAGATGCTCTTAAGTTATATACAAAAGCAAGCGATATGCTTGATCAATTTATAAAAACCAATTGTGGTTGTACTGGTAACGGTAACAACTACATAATAAACTTTAGATAAAAATGGCCCAGTGTGCAAATTGTGGTGCAAAAGTAGGATGTGGATGTCAGTTAACTAACGGTCTATGTGCTCATTGTAACGGTAATTCTAATAAGGAAGTAACAACATCAACTTATGTTAACACCCAGATTAACAAACTGTCAGGATTGTCACAAGATACCTGATTTACTTAGACGGATAGATTGTAAGATAGCAGAGCTTGCTAACGGTGCATACAATAATGTTGTATTCATGTTAGGTGACTGTGTTCCTGCTACTACAATTGTTCAGTTACTAGCATATAAACGTATATTAACGTTTAAATACTGCAATCCTCATTATGGAGGATCTTTGTCTGTTAATGATATTGCTGGTAAAATTATCCGTTTAACATCTGGATGTGTTCCTAAATGTAACGAACCTACGGTATGTGAAATAACAACATGCCCTATACCTATAGTACCAAACCCAACAACTACAACTACTACTACTTCTCCAATCATTTGTGAGTTTAGTGGAAATATAATTTGTATTCCACCAACAACCACCACAACTACTACTACTATATTACCAGATTGTAGAGTTGAAGGATGTTTCCAAATTAGAGAGATACCACCTCCACCTCAGTGTGATACACCTTTTAATACAAATTTACCAGAAGGTTTCCCTGATGGTATAACAGGTAACGGTACAAAAGTATTATCTAATGGTGTTCAATTAACTACAACTTATACAGGACCAACAATATCACCTACTTTATTAACAGATCCTGGAACAGAAGAATTGTGTGATGGAGTATTAGTTAATACATATAATGATACTGACAAGACTCAGTTTCCTCTACTAGTAGGAGGATCTGTAGTTTTAGAATTTGACCCACCTGTAGTTTCTGTAGCACTTGTTAGTGCTGGATATGGATACAGTAGTTTCTTAGGTGAGACAGAAACTATAACTGTAGAATCTTTAGACCCTATTGTAGGTGAAACATTACTTAGCTGTAGCTTAAATGAAGCCACTGCTACTTATGAAACAACTCAAGTTAATGAAAATCAAATTAACTTAACAGGTTCACAAATTAGCCCAAGTGTACAGACTGGTATTACTGTTATTACACCAGAAGCAGGAGGTATCTCTAGATTAGTATTAACTAACACTACAAGTCTTCCATTAGCTGGTGTAGTCTTTGATTTATATGCATGTGGTGGTGTTGCACAAACAACAACTACAACAACTACAGTTGTCCCAGAAGATACCCCATGTACAGATGGGTTGGATGTAGCATTTATAGTTGATTATACTGCATCTATGACTAGTGTAATTGAAAATGTAAAATCAGGAATAGGGAGTATTGTAAATGCTATTTATACTCAGTCAGGTGCTGGTGGGTATAGATTAGCTCTAACTACTAGTGATCAATATCTGGATACAGTAGATCCATATTATGGAAATTGTGTTGATTATTTACAACTACCATTATCTCAAAGATTAATAGAAGGACCTTTTTTATCAGCCCAACCTGTGATCGGATCTCTTTACACAAATATAGTAAGTACTGCTTGGGAAAAATTTAGTGATAATAATCAAGCAACATTTAATGCACAACTTCAAAAATTAAATGGAGGTGTAGATGGTAATTGTGTACAAATAGGAGAGGGTGCAGCTGGTCCAGAACCTTGTGATTATGTTTCCAAATTAATTACAGAATCAGATTTTGTAGGAGCATTTAGACCAACTGCTGCAAAGCGTATTATTATATTAACTGACCAATTTCCAGGAAGCACTAGAGATTATTTTGACGTAGTTACTTGGCAAGGTATACAAGATCTAATTACACATGCTAATGCAAATGGAATTAAATATTTTGTTTTAGGTATGGGTGTTAATTTGTTTGGTGGTCCATATCCAAACACTAATGAAACTGTTGCTGGCATATATCCATGGAGAGAATTAGCAGAACAAACTGGTGGAGGTTGGAGCACTGATGCAAGTTCAGAAGAAATACGACAGCAAATAATAGCTGGATGTAGCGCAACCACAACCACAACCACAAATCAAAACTAAGTAAAGAAGATGATAATATTTATAACATTAAGTTTCGCAGGTGCAGAGTCAGGTCCTTTTGATCTGTACTCTGATGTTGATGGTTTTACTACACCATTTGCACAAAATGTAAGCAAGGCTGATCTTTTATTAGGTTATGAAGTCGTAGCTCCTGATGGAACAACAACTGTTAGATTGTTAGATTTAGGTGCAGACTGTGCACCCTTTACAACAGATATATACAACTGTGCTACACCAAATTGTGATTTCTCTGGAGAGATTAATTGTATAATACCAGACTGTAACTTTAGTGGAACAATTGTTTGCCCTGCGCCAGAAACTACAACCACCACTACTACTGGATATCCAGGATTCTCACCATGTACTTGGTCAACTTATGGAGGTAACCCTGGAGAAATAGCTGTATATGATTTTAACACTAATTCATCAACTGTGGTGTTAGTACCTAATGATTTTACAACCACTTCAGGAATAAACAGACCTATCTGTTCTACATCAAGTAAGTTATGGTTAGCTAGTTATCCTGTAAACTCTACAACTTGTGGCAACATTGATATAACTCAACCAGAAGGTTTTCCTAATGCTGTAACAGGAAATGGAACAAAAACATTATCTAATGGTGTAGTGTTAACTACAACATATACAGGTCCTGATCCAATATATGATTCAACACCAGGAAGTTTTGACCTATGTGATGGATTTTACATAAATCGGACAAATACTAGTACAAGTGCAAGTTTAGCATTAAAAGTTAATGGAGAATTGACTATGGAGTTTGATCCTCCTATAAACTGTATTCAATTTATATCTAGTGCATGGGGTTATAGTGGAGATCCAAAAACAGAAGGTGATATAGAGATTGTATCTGTAACCAGTGAGTCTTCTATTATAGGTGAGCAGATTTTGCAATGTACTAGAGGTAATGATGAGGAAGACATTCCTACATATGAAACAATACAGATAAGTCCAAATCAAGTTAACATGCAAGCTTATCAGGAGTTTGAAAATTCGTCTTTTCAAGTTGGATCAACTAAAATTACAGCAGAAGATAAGGGTATTTCACAATTAGTACTTACTAATATATCTCCAACAAATGTGAGGGGAGTAATTATTGATTTCTATGTAGGTGATTTCAATGTAAATAATGCTAGACCACCTGAACTTCAATATATTAGAGAATGGGATATAGATACATCTGGTCCTACACCAACTCTATCTTTTGTTAGAGAAATATCTATTGATGTAGATAATCTATCTAACAGAGGTATATGGGGAAGTGAAATAACTGCAATAGCTACAACTTCTGATAATAATACATTACTTGCAGGATTTGGTGCAAGAGATGATGGCGAAAATAGTATGGGTGTTTACTCATGGGATATTTCTACATCTGGTAATATTCTACTAAATGAAAATAATAAAATAGATAAAGCAAATGTAAGTTTTGGTAATACATATGGAATTACAACAGAGCTTACAGGAATGTTTATTACTAATGATGACAATGTTATTGTTTCTGCTAGATACTACGAAAATGAAAGTCCTAATAATGCAGCAAACCGTGTAAGACAATATGAAGGGCTAGACTTAAGTTCTTGGACATCATCATCACCTGTTATTAATTTACAACAGCGTGGTGTTCCTGAATTTACCAATGCGTGGACTAGTACAAGTAAAGCTATGCCTGTATGGGGTGTAAATGGATTATTACAGGTAATTCAACCAGAAACGCTTAAGGTGTATAATATTGATCAAGTAGGACCATATAATGCTACACTGTCAGGTACAGTAGCTGACGATACTGTTTGGATACATACATCAACTGGTTGTGCAAATGTTAATATTCAGTATGATGATTGTGAAGAAGCTACGTGGATACCTGCATTAACTGAACAAGTTGATGGTGAATGGGTATATACAGGACCTGCTACTTTTACATATGCAGGAGTTGAGGTTACAGCTAGTGCCAGTCAAGATAATATGCAATTACGATCAGGCGATACTGCAGGAGGTATACCACAAGAAGGATGTAGTGGAATATCTAACCCAGCTGCAAATGGTGTATTAAGAAGTGTTAGAGGTTTTGATTTTACTATTACACTAAGTTTTTCAGAACCTGTTAATAATATTCCTATTAGAGCTGCTGTACTTAACTCTCAACCTGACTTAAGTGGTGGAGATGTTTATACGTTTGACACAAATACAGGAACACCTAATGTATCAATAAGTGTTGGATGTAATGTTCAAGTTCAAGGAAATATAATAGGTGGAGGTGTACCAGACTATGATACAGAAGGTGATGGAGAATTTATTATAACATCTGACACACCTTTTACAATTTTAACCATATCTGGTGATGCACCAACTGGAGGACCAATATTACTAGGTTGTGTAGATGTTGAAACTACTTGTACATGGGCACGCCCTGCAAGAGGAACGAGTGGTGTTGATTCATTTTATCGCTATAATCCACTTTCTAACCAATATCAATTTGTTGATCTTCCAGACAGTTTTGGTACACCTCCAGACTATATAATAGGCTCAGGTAGTTCACAAAATATTATGTTCCAATATTTAACGAATAGTTCACTCGAAAGACTTAGTATAAAGAGATGGAACCTAAGCGACTTGTCTATTGTTGAAACCTCAGATCCTAATAATATAATAGATATAAGTTGGCCATCTGATGAATACTTTCTAGCTCCAGGAGTTTGTGTAGTGAATGATAATACTCTTCTGCTTAATTCTATTAATATAAATAACGATCCATCTACTGGTAAAATATATAAACTAGTAATAAATGAAGATGATTCATATACATTAACATTTTTATTTGATTTATTAACTGATCAAAGTTATTGGAGGACTCCAATATATTCAAATAATAAAATAATATATCAGAGATCAGACACTCAAGACGGTGAACCAGCTCCACTTTATATAGTTCAAAGAGATTACGACACCTTAGATATAGAACTTGAAATAAATATAACAGACATACAGATTGTAGGAACATCACCAGATGGGTATAATGTCCAGACAGCTTTGCAATGGATGTTTGTTTATGAAAATAAAATGTATATACTTGTTAGTGGTATTCAATTATATGAAATAGATACAAATTTCCCTTACAATACTACATTAATAAATGACAACACAGCATTCTTTGGTCCAGGTGAGTTTAATAATCAATATTTAAGAACTTGGAGTAATGCAGGTGAATGTAATGGAAATTTATCTTTTATTCCATCAACAAGCCCAACTACCACTACCACTACTACTGTTGACCCATCAGGACCTAGTACAATATGGATAAAGTTTGACCCTATAACACCAGCGTAGATATAAATTATGAAAGTAACACAAAAAATAAAAGATAAATTAAGAGAGGTTCGCAGATCAAATCCAGGTCTTACTTCTGTGTGGTATGGTTATAAATCATCTAATGGAGTTAGTACAGGAGAGTTGAGTGTTGTATGTGGTGTTGAAAAGAAAAAACCCCTTTCAGAATTATCTAATGATGAGATTATACCAACTGAAGTGAAAGTTGGAAGTCAGTCTATTAAAACAGATATTGTGGAAATAGGTAAACCAGAGCTACTAGGTACTTGTAATTCTGCATGTGGTCAAAACATAGGATCAGCATCAATACCTAACAGATCATATACAAGACCTATTAAAGGTGGTTTATCTATAAGTACAAACAATACATCAGGTGGTGTTGGTACATTTGGTTTAGTTGTAAAAGATGTTGCTACAGGAGCAATATTAGGACTTAGTAATAATCATGTTACAATTGCAGATGCATTTTATACAGACTCTAGAAATTTATCTGGAGTGATACAAAATGATTATGATCCAACAAATAATATATACCAAGGAACTGAAGGAACTGTTGCTGGAGGAAGTTGGACAGAATACTTCACCTCAGCAAATATAATTGGAAGAGGTGTGAGATATGTTCCTGTTCACCCACAGAGTTCAGGATTAGTAAATAATGTAGATGCTGCATTATTCTCATTAAAATCTAATGTTATAAGTCTTTTTGAAAGTTGGAAGCAAGTAGGACTAGATTCAATTATAACAAGTAATCTCCCTTTTGCTACAACTTCGGAAATAGATAATGCTCTTGCAAGTAACCCAGAATTATATAGTTCAGGAAGAACAACAGGTCCTAAAGGTGGAGCTAGTTGTCCCATGAGAATTTTTACAACAACAGGAGGATTTCCTATTTCATATAAAAGACAAGGAGTAAGCACTCTTATTGAAATGGAAGATATTATAGGATATTTTAAACCTCCTTTAGAAGATCCTACATCACAAGATCCAAGTGACCTTTGTTGTAACCCAGTAAGGGGTGGAGATTCAGGATCTGCTTTAATTGCTAATATAGGAGGAACTATAAAAGTAATTGGACTAGTTTTTGCTGGAGGTGGTTCAGGATGTGACGGTGGACAAAATTCATATCAAGTTGGATGGGCTTGCAGAATAGATGAAGTAGCTAACCAATTAGGAATTACTAGCCTTGATGCAGGTGATTTATTTACTGTTGTAAATGAAAACTCAATAGAGTATGTAACTGAACTTGGAGGAAGTGATCAAATAAATAAAGAATGTGATGGAGCAACTTATTGGCAAGTTGGTCTAACAGATACATTAAATAACCCTTGTTAAAATATAAAATACCATGTCAAATAATTGCTCAAATTGCTATAACGGATGTACTGAGATAACCTCAGACAAGTGCGTTAAATATACAGGGGTAGATGTCCCTGTTCTAGGAATAAAAAATGGAGACTCTCTATCTTATGTAGAGCAGTCATTAATAGGTTTTCTAACCTCATCGCTTGATGGTACAGGAATATTTCCTGTAATACCACAGACAGATATATGTCCAAGTTTACAAGCAGAACTAGACGATTGTAATCCCCTTTCATTAAATAATTACTTAACAGGAATCGTAAAGTTTTTATGTAGTTTGGAAGAACAAATTTCAGGAGGAGGAGAAGAAGGAGGAGAAACACCGTTACCAGCCTATGACCTAGAATGTATA